ATCCTTATTTCTTTACTTATTACACAATTTTTAGAAACGTACCGTTATCACAACTTAATCGTTTAAATTCACAATCTTTAAAAGATAAAGTAAAAGCTTATTGTGATAGCAATTTCAAAGAAACTGCTAGTAACTTTACTGGTGTTACTAAAGTAGAAATGATTTCCGGCGATGAATATTATCAAACTTACGGTGATGTATATGATCTTACTGGTTATAGTGATGATGGTCATTTATTTAATGATTACGGTCAATTATATAATAGACAATTTTTTAAATACGATTTTGATAAAGAATTAACACAACAAGTAATAAAGGAGAACACTGTAAGATGAATATGTTAGATTATGCTAATTTTGAAAAAGAACATTACGAGCCAAGTAAGTTTAGAGATATATTAGTACAAGAAGCTAAAAGTGCTTATAAAGATTATACTGAAGGTAGAGTTATTGAACTTGATAAAGGCGTTCAAATTGAAACTAAACCTGAAACTGTTGCTGAATATTTTTCAGAAGCATTAAGTCAGATTGCTAAAGGTTTTGATGGTCAGATTTTTGAAGATGTAAATTATCCTGTTATCATAGATGACCTGATGTTATACGTAGATGAGAATAATATTGCTCTTAAAAACAAAACATTACATTAAGGAGTTATATGAAATATAATGAAGACAAAATAATACAAGAAATATCCGATTACATTACAAGTACATATGGTGAACACTATAGTACCACAAAAGACGGATTTCAAGTACAAGATATGTTAAGACAATTAGGTATTGATAAAGATTTTTGTCAAGCCAATGCTATCAAATACTTATGTAGATATGGTAAAAAAGGTGGCAAGAATAGAAAAGATTTATTAAAAGCTATTCACTATATTATATTGTTAATGAGTAGTGAGGGCGAAACGAAATTAAATTAAACAAAGGAGTACATTATGATAATAAATGTTGGTGACACAATACAAGGCAATCACGGTAGAGTAGGTGAGATTATTAATATCGGTATTGCTACAGAAAAAACAGACATAGCAGCTGAAAATGATACAAGTTTAAATGCTCAAACATATGATACAGATTTAAATTATGTTGGTGCTGTTACATACACAGGTGAAAATGGTACCTACTGGTGTTATTTTGACCAAATTGAAAATGTAATTAAAAGTAAAAATAATGAGGAGAATATAAATGATTAATGAAATAGCAACCATTGATATATTAAACTTAGCACTTGACCAAATAGATGAAGGTAAAACAGATAGTGCTAAAGATACTTTAATTTCCTATAGAGATAAACTACAAAACGAGATAGATCAATTTGAAAAGTGGGCAGAAACACAATCAAATATTGATACTTCGATACAACTAGAAGTTGATAAATCACTTGGAAAATAGACATACAAACACACGTGGACGTACCGAATCATCAATCCTCGGTCATCCTCGGAAGAAAAAAATGACAAAAAACGTTGATTTTATTACATTATTTAAATGCTTGACAATTTCAATGTTTTCCTGTATATTACTAGTATTAACTTTAATTATGAAAGGACGTGACTATGCCACAATCTAACTTTAAATACGATAGAGATACTTTATTCAAAGAGTTTGAAGTAGCCAAACTTGCTGATATTAAGTTATCTAAAAAGAAGTCATTACACGAAAAAGAAAATGACAAACACGATAATAGAATACAATTCTTTAAAGACCACATCAAATTAAAATCTACAAATCCTGAAGTCTATGATTTAGTTGATGTAAATTTTGAGAATTTACTTCTTGCTTATCAATCACCAAATCCTAGAGATCATTTTTATTTGAAAGTGTTTGGTAAAACTTATGCTGAAAAAATGTATGAGTCTAAAGAAAAAGATATAGAATCAGTTAACGATTAATTATGAGTTTAATTTATACACATAACTCTAGTGGTGCGATTCGTAAACTTCGTAATAAAAAACCTACGAAGTCTTACGTATCAGCATTAAAAGACCATATTAAGTGGTTAAAGAGTTTAGGTTTAAATGTAAACAACAAAGGTAAAATTATTCTTGCTAAAAGACAATCAACAAATATTTTATTAAACGAACAAAGACCAAAACAGAATTTTGTACCAGAACCAAAATCAAATCCTATTATGGGCAACGGTGGTACAAAAAAAGATGAGAGATGGAAACTAGAAATTAGTAAACAGTATTCTATCTTACCAGCATATAACAAAGGTCCTTATATGGTGGTTTCTAAAAGTGACCTAAAAACTGCTGGGAGAAAAGTATGAGAACATTGATGTTACTAACTATACTTGCTATAATATCAACAAAAGTACAAGCTGATCCTGTTACAAAGACAAAAGATTGGTTAACAAATGAATGGCAAGATATAAAAGAATATCAAGCAAATGCTTGGGAACAAGGTAAAGAACAAAACACTAAAAATTGGAACACGATTAAAAACTTTTTTGTTAAGGTAAAAAATAATGTTACACAAGATTAGTGAATTTTGTAATAAGATTGACATAATAAAAGAGATGTCGGACAAACTTAGGGTGATGAAGTATAGTCAACCTAAGGCTTCCGATACAGAAATTGATAATTTGATTTTAGATATACAATCACAAATGTATATTTTATCACAAGACAAACAAGATTATGCTAAAAAGAAATCTAAAAATACTAATACTGATAAGTTGTCTTATAAGCGTTAGTGCTTGTAATGCTAATAGATCACAGTTTGGCGCTGTTTTAGGTGGCACTACCACAACAGGAAGTTGCGTTGCTATGGGTGTGAATGATCCATATGCTATTGGTGCTTGTGCTATGGTCGGTGCTTTTGCTGGGGCAAATATTATGTATAATTCAGATTATGATGTACACCAAGCCGTATTTGTAGATCATTTAAATACAGGTCCAGGTACACCTTCTTATACGAATTGGTTTAATAGTAAAACAGGAAATAGTGGTACTATTAAAACTAATAAATCTTATCTCAAAGGTCCTTTAAAATGTAAAGACTATGAGGCAAGTGTTGATATTACTAATAACTGGCCGTTGATAGGTATTGGTGGTGTTAATAGAGATACGATATTTGGAGTTGCTTGTCAAATGCCAGATGGTCGTTGGTTAGAATATTATGGAAAACAAGGAGTAGTAAAATGAGTTGGAGTGAGAAAGTAAAAGAATTAGAATTACAAAAACAAGAAATAGAACAAGAAAAAGAATATACATCATCACAAGAAAAATTAGATTTCTTAGATGAACAAATACACGATTTAGAACATAGTATAAAAATTGTTAAAGGTTATGAATAATTACAATAATAAAATTTACGAGTGGTCAAAAGAATTATATAAAGCAGGATTGTTAATATTTTGTTTTGTTACATTTTCTTTTACAGTTGCTTATTGTGGAGAGAAAATATTATATAATAAAATTAAGACGATTGAACCTGAAGATGTTAATGGTCAATATTGTTATGTAAAAGTAATCATCAAACAAAAAGATGATGAAATAATGAAAGAAGAAATTTTGGAGTGTGCTGATGGTAAAAAAGGTCCAGAAACACCTGGTTATTGGGAACTATTTGCTCAATTCTATTACCACGATGTCAATACTCCAGAATACTGTAGATTTTACAGTAGACCAAATCACGCTTTTAAGTCGTTCGGAAAAGTGTGTTTACAACAGAACGGTGAATGGGAGGTTGAATGATTAAAAATCTAATCATTATCTCATTACTACTTGTGATTGTATTGGGTTGGAGTGCTGATGACTTTTTATCGTATATTTCAATGGCACTTGACAAAATGAAGGAAGTAGTGTATTATATACAAAATGAGGTCAAATAACTATATGATGAAAATAACAAAACTACTTACAGTTGTAGTCGCTAGTTTATTATTAGCAAACTGTAGTACAAAGACTTACAGTATCAAAAGTGAAGACGGTAAGACTTTAAATACGGTTCCAAGTTGGTATATGGCTAATTATAATGAGTCAAAAGCTTGTGATTTAAAAGTATTTAACAATGAAGATAACGATAAAATGTGTATCTTTGGCGTAGGTACTGCCGTATCGCCAGACTTAAATCTATCAATTGAAAAGGCAAAAATGATTGCTAAAGCTGAATTGGCAGATATTATCAAAGGCGAAATGAATAAACAATCAAAACAATTTATAACTGAACTAGGTAAAACTAATACAAAGACAGTTGTTAGTGAAGTTGAATCTACACTTGTCAATGTAATTAAGAATACACCTGTAAGAGGTTATGAAGTATTTGAGCAAGATGTAACTTTAACAAAACAAGGTTATTATCGTGCTTGGGTAGGATTAAGATTGCCAATGGGTGAGTTTAATAAGATGTATAACTATACCATAGATGAAGTGGTTGACGCTTATAATCTTAAAAAGAAGGCAAACGAATCTTATAACGAAGTGTTAGGAAACAGTGATGGAAATAATAGTTTACAGTAAACAAAACTGTGCTTATTGTGTTAAGGCGAAGTCCTTATTAAAAAATCTTCGCCTTGACTTTACTGAAAAAAAGATGGAAGAATTTGCTTCTGTTGATGCTTTGTTGGAAGATATTGGCAAAAAAGTAAGAACTATGCCACAGATTAAAATTGACGGTACGTTAGTTGGCGGATATAATCAACTTATAGAATACTTTGTAGAAAAAGGTAAAGTTAATTTTAAAGGTGAGATTATTAGTGAGTAAAAAAATAATTTTATTTCCACTTGATCGAATAAAAAATAAAGATAGAGTAGGTCCAAGTGATACTAATAAACAACAAAAGAAGATTGAACAACAACAAACAAAGGAATTTGTAGAGGCTGCCACAGACGATATTGCTTTAAATTTATTAAAACAGTTTGTCGATTTAGCTATAAGAACTAATAGTGAAAAATTTACAAAAGACTTATCATTATTGGTAGATGTTATGAGAGGATTAATTTATAGAGATTTTAAACAATATCATCCTGCTCAGGATTTATCAGATAAGATTGTAACAGTTTCTTATGATAAACAAGGGCAACAAGTAGCCAAATTAGATTATAGTAAAGTGATTGATAAGAAACACAAAATTCATAAACCTTTAAGTGCTGATTTAAAAAATGAATTAGAAGGTTTGGATAGTAGTGTAACGTTTGAAAATGATTTTAACTTGCCAGATGATGACAAGTAATAACAAAATTCCGTGTGGAATCGCCTACACAGGTTGTAAAATAGTGAATGTGAAACTAAAAAGGAGAATATAATGTTAAATTATATCAAATCAATGTTCTCAAAAAAAGACGAATTAGTATTCGTTGCTAATAAAAAGAGAACAACTACCGAAACTAGAGGTAGGAAAAAACTTTCTAAAAAACAGAAAGTATTAAACCTTTTAAACAAAGGTGAAAACGTAACTTGGAAAACAATCAGAAATAAATTTGATTTAGAATCTCCAAGAGCGATGATCGACACGTTAAGAGCTGAAGGTTATATGATCTACGGCAATAACGTTAAAGGTCAAAAAGTGTACAGATTAGGTACACCTACTAGAGCTATCGTAGCTGCTGGTATTCAATCACTGTATGGTACAAAGTTTAAATACAACAACCACAGTGTATCAGTTAAAAAATCAGACTTAGCGCCGATTGACGCCTAGTCACTTTGGGGTGGCGAGAAATCGCCACCCTATATAATATTATGAATATAAAAGATAAAAAAAATATAAAGATTGGTTATCAAAACTACGAATTAGATTTCTGGCCTGAAACATTTGCTAGAACTGAACAAGCCGAAGGTGAGTTTTTTGCTAAAGATCAAAAAATCGGTGTGAGAGATAACGATATTGACAAAGTACACGGTGCTAATACTATATTACACGAAGTATTACACGGTGTTGTTTATCAATATGGTTTAGGTGAAGTAGTAAAAGATAGTGAAGAAAGATTAGTTAATACTATGGCAAATGGATTGATGTCAGTATTTGTTGACAATCCTTGGTTCTTAGATTATTTAAAATCTGCTATTGATAAACAAAAAAACGGTGATAAAATTGGTGAGTGAATTTAAATCAGGCATATTTAATCTGTTAAAAAAATTAGGTGGCACAAGTGTAGGTCGTGCTATTGTATATACAATAGGTCATATATTAATTGCTATGACTTGTAATAGATTAATTACAGGCGCTGAATGGTCACTTGCCGGTGTAGATGCTATTGTAGAACCTATCATTAATGGTGTATGGTTTTATATGTTAGATAGATTATGGAGTAGAAATGCCAAGCCGGCAACAAACACTTAATTATAGAATGGTAAAAACATTGGCAGAAAATAATAAAGACAAGCCAATGAAAAGAAAAGTAGATACTTATGAATATCAATCTCTAGCAGATTGTATTCAAAGTGACCAAGTACCGGCAAATCATATTGCTGAAATTTTTACAGATAAAGATTTTTACAAATGGTATTCAGAAAAGTATTTTAAATGATTTTAGTTGATTTAAACCAAGTCTTAATTTCTAAT